CACGAGCGCTGGCGGTCCGGGTGGCAGTGTCCGCGCCAGTTGGACCGCGCCCGCCAGCGCGTACACGCCGTCGATCGCGGATGCGCCCCGACGCTGGTACACCCAGCTGTCCCCGCGCCACAGCCGGCCCGCGTTGGCGGTGTGCTGGTTGAGCAGCGGGTCATCGGGGTGGCGCAGGTCCTTTGTGGAGATTTGCTCGGCCAGCGACATGCACGCGGCGGCGGTGTCGCCCCTGATCTCTTCCACCACAACGCGTCGGGGTGGCCAGTCCCGGCTGCCACGGTCGGCGAGATCGGCGGCTACGGCTGCGGCCGGTCCAGCGGGGAACCAGCCGAACGCCCGTGGCCGGATCTCGCGGATTAGGTCGGGGAGGTCCGCGCGCAGGGCCTTGGTGCAGCCGAACCCGGCCCACGCGGCCACGACCTCGACGTGAACCACGCCGTCCACAACGGCGGCTGCCACGAGTGTGGCGTGGTCCCCACTGAGCGACACGTCGAGGCACAACGCCACCTTGTCGCGGTGCTCGGCCAGGTCCAGCGGCGTCGTGCTCGCGCAGGCGGCCCACGCAGTTGGGTCGATCGCCGAGTCCAGCTTGGACACCCGCATGCACATGACCTCGGTCAGATGCCCGGCGAGTTCGAGGCCGCCAGCAGCCTTGGCGCGGGCAGCCGCACCCAGCAGCGCGTCGGGGTCCACGCGGTCGCCGAGCGACGGGTTCGCCATCGCCAGCGCGGCCACGTCGCTGGGGTCGCTGCCGGGCGGGGCGCTGTACTCGAACAGTCCAAGCCGCGGATCGCCGACGCCGCTCTCGATGAACTCGATGGCCGCGGAGCGCAACGAATCGAGCACTACGGACGTGTCGTCGCCCATGTTCGAGATCGCGACCACCTGCCCGCCGGGCACCGCATTCATCGCGTGGACCGCCGCGTTCCAGGTGTCCCAGCTGTGGTGCTCCCGCAACTCGTCGAGGATGAGTCGGTGCACGGTGAGGGACCGACCGGCCCGGCGGTTGGCCGCTGCGATCTTGTATCGGGAGCCGGCCAGCGTCCGGAACTCCTCCTCGCCGATGCTGGCGCGCACCGCCCTGGGTCCCAGCTCGGCCTTCAGGTACGGGTTGTCCTTGGCCATCTGGATGACTGAGATCCAGCTCTCCTTGGCGTAGCTCAACGTTGCGCTGGTGGACAGGATCAGCGGGTGCTGCTCAACGAACATCCAGTAGAGAGTCAAGATCTTCGATAGAAGGGTTTTGCCATTTTGGCGGGCCACGATGATCAGCGCTACACGGAACCGTGGCCGGCCATCGGGTAGCAGCTCACCCGCGTGGATCATGACCCACTGCTGCCACGAGTCCAGCTCGATGCCCACGACGTCACGGGCGAAGTCGATGACGTCGAAGCCGTACGACGTCTCCGGCGTCAGGTCACGAAGCGGGGGCGTCCAGAGCCGCGGTGTCACGCTGCCGCGCGGCGCGTCTGGCTCGGAGTTCGTCAAGGGGCGAGGCTGTTGGCCCGGCATTCGTCACCGCCTTCACGGCCGCCCTGGCCTTGGGCGTGAGCAGGAGGGCGTCCAGGCAGACGAGCAGCTTGGGTCCCAGCTCGCCGAGCAGCTCGTGATCCAGGTCGACCCGGGCGGCGTAGGTGAGGGCCAGCTCGGCGGCGGGCTCGGAGTTGACTGAGGCGTCAGTCAGTGCCCGATGGACCGCGCTTGACAGGCGGCCAAGTTCTCCACTCACGTATACAGCGTAAACTAAGTAAACGCCGTATACTTTGATCCAAATGGCATGGCATTGGCCCCGGCGGCAGCAGCGGAACATCTCGGTCAGCGACCCGGTCCTGGCCGAATACTTCACCGTTGGCTCGCCGAACTACGCCGGAGTCCAGGTGGGGGAGTCGTCCGCGCTCGGCCTGTCGGCTGTATGGCGAGCCTGCTCCCTGATCTCGGGCACTCTGGCGTCCCTGCCACTGCGGACTCTGCGGGACGTGGACGGCACCCGTACCCGCGTCTCGTCATTCCTCGATGAGCCCGGCGGACCGGACGGCCCTACGCCGTTCGAGTGGACGGAGACGCTTCTCCTCCACCTTCTGCTGCACGGCAACGCCTACCTGGCCCACGTCTTCAACGGAGCGGGCGCGCTCACCGCCCTCGTTGCGATCCACCCCTTGGCCGTCTCGGTCGAGCTGGCGCCGTCCGCGCCCGGCGGGAAGCTGTTCACCGTCACGCTGGTGGACGGCACCCGCAAGGAGTTCGACGCCACGACGATGACGCAGATCGCGAGCATGTCGGTCGACGGTGTCAAGGGCTTGTCGGTCATCGCGGCGGCCCGCAACAGCATCGGTACCGCCATCGCCGGGGACCGCGCGGCAGCCAAGATGTTCGCGTCAGGCGCCCTGCACTCGGGCATCGTCACGGCTGAAGAGGACATCACCGAAGACGAAGCGAAAGTCATCAAGGACTCGCTGAACGCCAAGACGGCCGGGTGGGAGAACGCGGGCGAGATCGCGGTCATCAACCGCAAGCTCAAGTTCACGCCGTGGACGATGTCGCTCGAAGATGCGCAGTTCCTCCAATCGCGGCAGTTCCAGATCGAAGAGGTGGCCCGCTGGTTCGGCGTGCCGCCCTACGAGCTGATGCAGACCGAGAAGCAGACCAGCTGGGGCACCGGCATCGAGGCCCAGCAACGTGGCCTCGCCCGTCAGGTGCTCGGCCCGTGGGCTAACCGAGTAGAGCAGCGCCTGTCCCGGCTGTTGCCCGGTCCCCGCTTCGTCGAGTTCGACTTCGCCGGACTGGAGCGGCCCACGCCGGCCGAGGAGATCGACCTGCTCATCAAGCAGGTCCAGGGCGGCCTGCTCACCGTCAACGAGGCTCGGCACATCCGCAACCTGCCGCCGGTCGACGGTGGGGACGTCCTCGCCGGCCCGGCCACGCCTGCGTCCGAACCCGCGGAGGTGCCGGCATGACCTACCTGAGGCTGGATGTGGAGTGCCGCGCGGAACGCCGCAAGGGCGGAAAGCTCGGCGGCTACGCGGCCCTGTTCGGCCCGACCGCTGATCTCGGCCACAACGGCAACGAGCGGCTGGCCGCGTCCGCGTTCGATGCCGCGCTCAAGCACTCCGACGTCCGCGCCCTGTGGGAGCACGACCCGCGTTGGCTGTTGGGCCGCGAGTCGGCCGGCACCCTTCGCCTGTCGGTCGACTCGACCGGGCTGGAGTGGGAGGCCGAACCGGCCGACACGAGCTACTCGCGAGACCTGCTGACGCTAGTCGACCGGGGCGACATCACCGGGGCCTCGTTCGCGTTCCTGCCCGGCCAGTCCGAATGGGACTCGTCCGCGCAGACCCGCACCCACGTGTCGGTGTCCCGCCTGCTCGACGTGTCCGCGGTTGCCTTCCCGGCCTACGCCGAGGCGACGACCGAGGCCCGGTCCGAGCTACGTCCGGCCAACGGCCGGGCTCAACTACTCCGGGCGCGTGCCCGGGTTCGCCTTGAAGGGGTGAGAGCAAGTTGACCATCGAGGAGATCCTCGGCGCGCTTCAGGCGATCCTGGACGCCGCCGAGGGGCGCGAGCTGAACGACGAAGAGGTTGCGCGCTACGAGGAGCTGGAGACCCAGCTCAAGGGCGCGCAGCGGTCGGCTGAGATCCGCTCCCGGCACGCGGCCTACAAGGCGCCCAACCGGTCCGACCTTCACGTCCACGTCGGCACGGCCCGGCAGGACGACACGCTGGAGCGGGCGTTCGACCACTACCTGCGTACCGGCAAGGAGAACGCCGACCTGGTGCAGCTCCGCGCGCAGGGCGAGGGTTCGCCGACCGAGGGCGGTTACCTGGTGCCGGACGGGTTCCGGGACAAGCTCATCGACCGGATGAAGGCGTTTGGCGGCATCGCCAACGTGGTCGAGACCATCACCACCTCGACCGGCAACCCGCTGCCGTGGCCGACTGTCGACGACACGGCCAACGTCGGCGAGATCGTGGCCGAGGGCGGCACGTTCGCCTCCGGCGCGGACCTCGTGTTCGGTACGGCCAGCTTGGGCGCCTACAAGTACATGGCTGGCGGGGCGTCGAACACGCCGCTACGTGTGTCGGTCGAGCTGCTCCAGGACGCCGCGTTCGACGTTCAGGGGCTCGTGTCCCGAAAGCTCGGTGAACGGATCGCCCGCATCCAGTCCACGCACCTGGTGACCGGCAACGGCTCGGGCCAGCCGAAGGGCATCGTCCACGGCCTCACCCCGGTGCAGCCGGCTGCGAACACGGGTTGGACCTATGCCGACCTGGTGACATTCATTCACTCGGTCGACCCGGCGTACCGGGAGCGCGGTCGGTGGGCGTTCAACGACACCACGCTCGGTGCGATCCGCAAGCTGGTCGACCTGGACGGCCGTCCGCTGCTCCAGCCGGCCGGCACCGCATCCGCAGCGGGAAGTCCCGGCGGGGAGACCCTGCTCGGCTACCCGGTCACGATTGACCAGGCCTTTGTGGACCTGGACATCGACGACTCGACCGACCTCTGCGGTGTGTTCGGCGACCTGTCCGAGGGCTACGTCATGCGCCGGGTCAAGGACATCACGCTCATCGTCAACCCGTGGACCCGGGCGGCCAACGGCCAGGTCGAGTTCACCGCGTGGGCTCGGATGGACGGCAACCAGCAGAACATCAGCGC